AGAGGCTTTTCTTTCATCTTTTAAGTAATATTTTACCAAATCAAAACATGCTAATTTTAAATCTGCTGGAGTTGACGAATATCCTGCTCTATATGTAACTTTTACTGCTTTTCTTCCTTTTGGAAAAGCTTTGTCACTAGTGGCAGTTGTTCTTGTAATTAAATCTTTTTCTAAATCTATTACATAGTCATATTTACCACTTGAATCTGAATTTTCACTAATTAATGTAGTGTATGTTCCGGATTGTCCATCTCTTTCTTGTACTTCTGATACGCTGACAAGAGGACTTTCGTCGACCATTATCTGATAAGTGCTATCGTCATGTATATCAAAGTATTCAACTTTATCACTAGAGTAGTAATCTACAATACTAGTGCCGCAATAAGTTTTTACTGCTTGGCTTATAGAAGGTATAATAACATTTAATTTCGCATCTTCACTTACTCCTGTAAGTCCTGCGAAATCTTTGTATTCTCTCAATGTTACTAAATTTGCCATAATTCTCCTAAAAAGTGGTGGGCTTAAGGTAGCCCACCAAAACCATTAACCTAAACTTAGGCTCCTTTATAAGCGTATGCCCACTTAGAAGTTACGTTATCAATTAGGTCAGTAAATCCAAGTCTTTGTGAAGCCACAAGTACTCTTCTTTGGTTAGCTACTTCGTAGTCTGACTCAATTGTAACACCTCTTAATCTTGGCATTACGTAGTTTCTTGGGTATACAGCGATTGCGCCGTAGATTCCAGCTGCCTTAGAAGCGAACTCGTCACACATTAGTACTCTTGAACCGAATACTTGGCCGATTTCACCGTTAAGTTTAGTTGCCATATCGCCAACTAATTGTGCATCTTGGAATTCTGGGTCTTCAAGAAGGTTATAGTAAACATCTTGTGAAACGATGTAAACAACTTCTGAAGGGTTAATACCATATTTACCCATGTTCTTTCTCATTGCAAGTAAGTCAGCGGCTGCTACAGAGTCACTTGTAGCGAAGCCTGATGCACCTGCTGAAGTTTCGTGGTTATCTCCATCAGCTGCTGCTAATAGACCTTCAAATGCGCCTGATGAGTAAACACCATTATCGTGGTTACCTGCTAGGATTGCATTCTCGATACCTCTTGCATGTGATCTAACCATAGACTCTCTAATTAAAGGAAGAATTGGTAGAATTGCATCTTCTTCTGTCTCATTACCTAAGTATGATTGTGAGATTAGTTTAACAGTTGAAAGATTTCTTTCTGTTAAATCAACACCGTTGTATGGTGCACCTAATGCATCACCTCTTGCATCTAAGTTACCTTTTGGTGATGAACCAGAGGCTGTTTGAGCTGAAGCGAATTCAGCGTAACCTGCATCTGGTAGAATTGGGATAATCATATTAGCTGAAGTCATAGCGATTTCTCTAAATAGAGGTGCTAAAACTAGCTCATTTTGAATATCTCTTTCGATGTTTGTTGAAACGACTTGCTCAAAGTCTGCTGAAGATACTTCAACACCTGAGTGCTGATTTACTTTCTGCATAACGCCTTTTGCGTAATCATTGTCCCATCCTTTACCAGTAGCTAAACCAGCAAATTTTGCATCAATGATGTCGTTCTCAAAAGCTTTTTTCCAGTCGCCTTGACCTTGTCTATCACTAAAAACTCTTTTTGACTCACGAATACTCATGATTTCTTCAGATTTTTCAGCTAGTTGTGATTCAAGATTTTTAACAACTGCTTCTAAATTAGAATAGTCATCTTTAACTCTTTTCTCAACATCAGACATAAGTCTTTCAGCACCAGATAACCCTACTTCGATAAGGGTTTTTTGTTCTTCCTGCTTAGCTTCTTGAACAGCCTTTTCTTCCGCCTCGACTTGAGCTTGCTTTTCAGCCTGCTCAGCTTGAGCCTTTTCCTCAGCTGCTTTAAGTTCGGCTTGCTTCATTGCATATTGAGCAACAGCTTTTTCAGCTGCTTCTGCTGCAAATTGATTCAAATCGAACTCAGGAGAAGTTTCAGGAGTTTTATTTACTTCTGACATATTAGTCTCCATTTTTTGGGATTTCTCCCCACTTGGCTGCTCAACTTTCACAGCGTCTGCTGAGTCTATCGAGTTAGCCTTGATAAATTGCTTTTTAAACTTGTTGTAATCTTCCATATTATCAAATGATTTTGCTAAAGAGAACGTTGCTCCCTGGTTGCAAGGTACTGATACTACAGAGACTTCAAAAAGTTCTGCGTCCTTTATTTTATATCCGTCAGTTTCTGGCATATAATCAGCATCCTTGACTCTGAAACCGACGGAAAAGGCTCCAAGGACACCATCTTTAACTAAATCTTTTATGTCTCCAGCAGCTTTTGATATTTTTGCCGAAATATCTAAACCGTTTTTGGAAACTTCTAAACCTGTTGCTCTACCTATCGGCTTATTATAGTCATGATTAAACAAAATAATTGGATTAGATTTAAAATTTTCTAATCCACCTTTTGTCCACGCATCATGTTCTATTATATCGCCAGCTCTATCTAGTGCATTTGTACTTGCAGAACCTTTGATGTCTATTCCGCCATCATCGGTTTCGCCCAGAGTTTTAAAAGTATTAGTCCAATGAAATATTTTTTGATTAATCTTTGACATCTTCTTTCTCCCCTTTCACTGCAGCTTTTTTAGGTGCTGCCTTTTTAGGTGCTGCTTTTGGTTTTTCAACCTTTGCAGGCGCGACAGAAATAGGATATCTTTTTTTCATAAAATTGAGTACTCTAGTCCAGTTTCCAAACTCTCTTCTTAAAAGGTAGTCTTTAACAGGAACATCTGACCCAAATGATTTATATTCAGCTAAATCGATTTCTTTTCCATGTTTGGAACAGAAGTCTGATAAAGCTTTTAACATCATATCTTTTGTCATATTATTCTTCCTCGCTTGGTGGGGTCTCTACTGGTCTGCCACCTTCTTCAGGATTGACTGATGAACCTGCTAAGTTGACAGGAACACGAGGCTCATCAAATCCCTCTATTGGATCTTTACCCATTGCTTCTCTTGCTTCATTTGCACTAAGAATTCCTGTATTCACTAGTGTTGCGTAGTAAGCTGCCTGGTCTCTTAATTCAGGCTGTAAAGCAGGAATACCTGTTACGTCCTCATTAAGTTTAAATCCAAAAAATCTTTCCAAAGCATATCCTATTTTTCTTACTATTGGTAATACTGTTTCCAAATAGTATAGTCTATGATTTGGTCTTATGTTTGCATTATTACCACCGTCTAATAAAATTGGTGGTATTCCCATTGCCTCTAGTATTATTCTTTCATTTGCTTTTATTGACTCTTGAAAGTCTAATTCTTTAAAGTTTACTTTTGATAATGAATCTACTTCTAGTCCACCATCTAAAATAAGAGGTCTTCTACCTCCAGTATTAGGATTATATCTCATACTCCAAGCTTGTAACATTCTTTCTTTAATTTTTTCTGAAAGAGTGTTAGGACTTTTTAGTACTAAACCTGGAACTGCTCCATTTTTAAAGAAGTTATCTTGAAACTTTCTCATGCTTCCTAGTAACTGCATAGTTCTAAAAGCTGGTTTCAATCTTGGAACTCCTCTATAAATAGATTTAAAACTGTTCTCTTTTATATGTATAATTTCATTGACACTGTAATCAATGCTATTATCATAACTGTATTTTTCTACATATGTTTTATCATCTGAATAAATTGTTACCTTATCCGCTGGTAGATGGTACAAATGAGCACCATCAAAGTATATAAATATATTACCATCAATTAGTAAGTCAATTATCAGATTTCTTTTAAATGTACTTACATCTTGAAAAGGATTTGGCTCAAAATTTAGTAGTTGATCAACTTTTACTCTACGAATATTTTTTATTATATTGTTAGTACTTATTCGTTGTTCGCCAACTGTAAATGGAATTTCTGCAACATCATCTACTATCATGTTTACAGCTCTATTTACAATTTCTAGTTGTTCATATGCATTTTTATAATTAGTGACAACTTCTTGGCTGTCTATTGTCATTCCTTCATTTCTAGAAATGACGTATTGCGAAGGATTGAGTTTTTCCTCAATCTCTTCGTTACTTCTGCCTATTAAAAAATCATACCATGCCATGTGTCTTTTCTCTTTGTTTCTCGACCCACCTAGCTTGTTTCTCTGCTGTGAATAGTTTGGGTCGCTTACCATAAATTGAATGTAGTCTTAAATGGTGCTGATGGCAGAGAGTAACTGTTTTATCATAAACTTTATCATAGTTCTCACCTATAAACTTCTCTCGAATATCTAGTATGTCTTGCTCACTCTCTATACTTATATTGTTTTTACTTAGCCAAGTTTCTAGTAGTTCGGTTAATCCGTAAAAATGGTGAAAATCTAAGTTGTCAGTATTTCCGCAAATAAAACATTCGCTTCCTTTTTTATACTGTGATTTAGCTTTATCTCGTACGTATTTAACTAAATCTCTCTTAAATTTCATATCTAACTCTTAATATGAATTATAACAAAAGTTCACACCAAAAGTCAAGAAGTATTTTTGACAGGTGTTATTAAAACGATGTCGCTGAGGTTTCAAATGAATATATAGCATATCTTATAGCATCGGCCATGTGCGATGCTCCATCATGTTTCGGTCTTTCTTTCATTAAATTCGGATTTGGATCCCATTGATATTGGTCAAGACATATTTGTACTTCTCTACATCCTTGATGTACTATAAGTTGATCGTTATCAACTACTCCTGCTACCTGTCCTATTCCATCAAGAACAGATTTTTTGGCATTAAGAGTGGATATATCATAGTTTTGTGCAAAGTCATATCTTGTTTGTTGTGCAGCAGAGTCTATATAAATATAATCTATATCCCATTTATTTATTAACTTTCGTATTTCTGCAGCATGTTGTTCTGTTGTTCTTTCTGAGTCTAAATACTCATCTACTACATAGTACTTTTCTTCGTCCCAATCATAAGCAATCACACAAAAAGCTGTAGGGTCTTTATACCCCACGTCAAGCCCAGCAAACACATCCATTTTAGAAGTATCAAAATCAGTTAAATCTGCTATACATTTCTCGTGATTAAATGCCCAGATTTGTCCTTCGTACACATTGAAGTCCGCCATGTACTCTTGTTGGAATTCAGATTCTGACATTGTCTTTTTTGCTTCTTTAATGTCGTCTTCAGAAACACGAGGATTCTCATGCCAAGTTGCTTTTATACTTGCCCATTCTGGAAATTCGTCTGAAAAACCTCTGTAATAAAATTCTGCAAAGTAATTATTTCTACCCCTTGGAGTAGAGATAAAGATTGCTTTAGAATTATCTTTATCTAGTGTAGGACGTAGTGCCACATTGAAGGCATCTCTTCCATCTGTTAGTGCGGCTTCATCAAATATGATAAGGTCATAACTTCTACCCACCACTGAGTCTACTTGATTGATTGAACCCATTCTTATAGTAGAATTATTACTAAGTTCTATAACTTTATCTTTTGCGTTATCACGAATTACTTCTAAATCAAAGTGTTTTATCAAACTTCTCTGCAAATCAAAAGAGATTTGCGATAGAGAATAGTTAGGAGACATTAATAGTACGTGACTATTAGGAACTAGACAAACAAGTTGTCCGATTATATTTGATATATAAGTTTTGCCCTGCCTTCGGGAAACGGCAGCACATACAAATCTATATTTAGGGTTATTTACTGCATTGATAATTGCAGTCTGTGAAGTGTTGGGGTCTATGCCCAATAAGTCCATGTATCCTTCTATCGGAAGTTTGATAAAACGTTGTTCTGAATCTAGCTCCATAAGATAAGTAGACTCTATATCTGCTCTACTTATCTCAATCAATGGAGTGTCTCAAAATTAAAAGGGTTGTCTGGGTCATCTGGTCTAAGAATTTGATTTTCTTCTGCCAGCTTGTAGAGGTAGAGGTAAGCACTACATAGTTTTGCATACTTAGCCTCTGTGGAGGAAATTTCTGTACCAGTTAATTCTTTTTGTGTAATTCTCATAAGAGCTTGACTGGTAAATAACGAAATTTCGTCTAGCCATGCTTTTCTTTTATCAACTGTTGGTATTGTCATTTTCTTCTTTTTATTCCTCTAACGTATTTTTGTGATTTTGGTGGCATCTTTTTAGATCCACCTTTACCTGCCCAGAACACTTTATTAGCCCAGTATGCCGCTGAAGACTTACCTTTTCTAATATTTTTTGCGTGTCGAGCTTTGAAGCTTTTACGGGCTTCAGGACTGTAGTTATGCCCCATTCCTTGTGCACCAAATCGTATGATTTTTACCTTTCCTCCAACTTTTACAGCTACTACAGCTTTTTTAGTTCGATGTTTAGGTGTTCTTTTAGGTTTATTCAACCCTGTTAGTCCAGCTTTTTTAAGCCTTGCCTTTTCTCCTTTTGTCAGTGCCATGTTTATTTTTCTTCTTACGCGCTTTAGCGATGCCGCTCCAGATAAATAAGTCTGCGTAAGCTTTGCCTAATTTTTTAGTAATAGGCTATCTGCCTCTTCTTGGTAATATTCTGCCTACAGTTCTTTTCCCAAATCTTGCTTTTTTTGGGTTTAAAGTTTTGCCGTATCTGGGTCCGACACCTTTAGGTGCAGCCGAATATCTAAATGCTTCGTAGCTGTTAGGGTTCTTGCTATTAACAGTGGTTCCCGCAGCTGCGTTCATATCTCTTGTAACTCCTCTTTTGAGTACGTGTTTACGGAGTTTAGATGTATTATGTCTACTTGCTCCGCTTAAAAATCCGCCTTGTCTAGCCATGATTTTCTCCTATTTGCTTGCACTTAATAGTGCTATTTAAATAATTTTTTAAACTTGTTTTATTGTGTACAGTATTGGGCAACTCTAAAAGTTTGCGTATCTTTCTATTTTCTTCCAATTTTTTATGAGTAACTTTAGAAAGATGATCTAAAAGATTTCCTATTACATATAAGTCTTTTATGAAAGAGTCTCTTTTCATATGCTCCCTTATTAGGAGATTAGCGTTTCTTCTTACTAGTTCTCCTCTTTCTTTTAACAAAGGTTGAAACGTAGGTTGGTTTACCTCCAGGATTACCTGCTTTTCTTTTTCTTCTAATAGCAGAGCGAACTTGTTTAGGAGTCATTCTTGCTGATTTAGCTGAAGGAACGCATTTAGGGTATCCTCTTTTACTTTTTGTTGCGGACTTTCGACCACAGGGCATATAACCTCCACCTTTCTTTTTACGAGAAAGGTCAACCCAACCTTCTTTAAACCATTTAGTTAATCCACCTTTTGGTTTAGCCATCTGAATGATCCATATCCCCATCTGCAATATAATTTGCAGCTGAGACTACTTCATATTCTGAAATTGCAATTTTATTTGTAAACCAAGTAGGTAAATTTGCTTCTGGGTCTGTAAGATTATTCATAATCATTTCACAATGTGAAATTATAGTCTTACAAGATTTAATCACAGATGCTGCATCAGTATGCCCATCTTTTTCTATAATAAATTTTCCGTTACCTAATAATTTTCCTTTCATTTTGATTTATTTTCTGCTTCCATCATTTTATCTTTGATATCTACAGTGCCGTCCCAGTTTTTGTCTTTTCCTGAGATAATATTCCAAAATTGAATACATTTAATTTTAATATACTCTATCATTTTTTCCTCTTTCTGCCAGTTCCCATGCGGTATCGTCCGCCTCTGGCTTTATATGTTTTAACTAACCATCCATTTGCATATGCCGATGGATATACCTTAAATTTTCTTTTGGCTTCCGCTTTAACTCTAGCGTAAAGTACGGGATTAGTAGGTACTGGCTTTTTCTTAGCCACTCGCCGTCTTTTTCTTAATGCCATGTCTTAACTCCATAAGTCTTGCCCGATCTTGTTGGATAATTATTGGAAAAGGTGCTTGATTACCTCCACCTTTCGTATACGTAGGATGCGACCATAAGTATTCTATTTTCTCTTGGCTATCATTTCTATGTGCCACGATATCGTCAATCGCATTAAGCGTAAGGTCATCCACTACATAAACGACTGCGTCCCAGTCTTCTATATCCCAGTTCATCTCTGTAAGTTTGAGGATTTCTATATCAAAGGGAGCAATCTTAATTTTCCCTTTCAAATAACTTTCATAACTCCATGGACAAACATGTCGAATACTATGAAAATATTGTAACCAGTTATATTTAACCTCTACTTCTTTTCTTTTTACCACTCTTTTTCTTTTTCTTTTTGTGCATTGGCATAATATGTCAACTCCATTTCCCATCGGGACATTCTGCCCATCTTATTTTTGTTTTGAGGGGCATAAAGCAGTGACAAACTTTACAAGTCTTCCAAAATTTTGAGTATTTTGGACACTGCTCACATATTTTAAGCCTCTCTTTATAAGGAAGCTTTTTCATCTCAAAGAGCTCGGTAATTTAGCCCTTTTTTTACGTTGCAAGTTTATTTTTCTTGCTAGTAACTTTTTGTATCTAGAATTTACTGCTTGTTCAACTTTTTCTTTTTTCTCAGCTTCTTCTAGAGCTTGTTCAATATCTTTAGCCATTCATGTTCTCCAATGCAATTTTTGCATTTTCTTCACTACTAAACCAATAATCTTGTCCTTTTAAATTAAATCCCCATCTAGGTAATTTATGTTCGTTATTTTCTACTATTTTTATTTCTGATTTTACTTTTGGTGCTTTTTTAATATCTTTTTTACTATATTCAAATTCCATTTGTTTCTCCTATCCGTGCATTGTCCATATCGTTAAAAATACGGTAGCTCCGCCAACTATTATTGCTCCTGCTACACTTATCATTATTGTTTCAATGCGTTTGACATTCTCATCTATATCGTCGAAACGTCTAAACGCGGTCTTCCACCGTTCAGCACAAACGGCTTCGTGTTTTTCTAAATTTGCTGCTACATCTTCCACGTTCACTAAGTTTCTCCCTAAAACTGCTGTTGAGTTCCTCTCAACTATTTCTAAATTATACCAAAAATAGTACCGAAAGTCAAGTACTATTTTTGTATGGTATATATTTTGACGGGTTCCGACTTTCCTTTGACCGTAACTTCGTCAAGGAATTTGTAATCATAACCGTCAACTAAACTGTACTCAGATATGATTAAATCAGTATCATACTCTTTGCAACTAGATTCTAGTCGAGCAGCAAGATTGACAGAATCCCCAAGGACACTATAATCGAAGCGATTACTACTGCCAAAGTTGCCAACCACGCATAGCCCTGTATTGATTCCAGCGCCTGTATTGATTTGATCAAGGCCCTCCTCTTTAAGTGTTTCATTTAATTCTCCAAGCGATTCTTTCATTTCAAGAACTGCCTTAGTTGCATTTTCAACTTGTTGTTCATCATCAAGTGGCGCACCCCAAAATGCCATTATACAGTCTCCCATATATTTATCTATGGTGCCACCATGTTTTAGTATAATTTGTGTTTGATTGTCAAGGAATCTATTTATAAGTGCTGTAAGTCCCTGTGGGTCTTTTTGGTATTTTTCTGAAATTGGAGTGAATCCTCTAATATCAGAAAAAAGAAAAGTTAGTCGTTTGGTCTCCCCACCCAATCTCAGTAATGTTGGGTCTTTTTGTAATTTTTTGACAAGGTCTGGACTTACGTATGTCCCGAATTGTTGTTTGATTCGAAGTTTCTGACGATACTCGGAAAGGAAACTCAGGAATGAATGGTATGCCCAAAACAAAACCGAGAGTATTACGATTCCGCTAACGTCAAACAAATAAGAAGATTCATATAATTTTAGGCTTCCATAAATTGACCCACTAACTATTAATAACAATGAGGGCAACGAGAACCATACGGATCTGGTTGCAAATGCAAGTAATAATAAGGCGAAGAATGTTCCTGCGATTTCTGCCCCGAATACCCAAGTAGGTATAGAAGGAGCAGTACCTGTGATAAGATTATGAAGAATGTTAGCTTGTATTTCATGTGGGTATTTAGCCCCTGCAGGGGTCGGCACAGGGTTTGTTATACCCTCTGCAGTCGTGCCGAATATAACAAAGGGAGCATCGATTGGATTCTCCAAAAACTCCAGTCCTGTTTGTTTGTAAAATTTAGTATTCCAGTTAAGAAAGATACGACCATTCGCATCTGTATTCATTAATGGGTAGTTTGGTATTCTAACCCAAGAAACGCCTTCTGGTGTTGTTTTTAGCTGGTACGAAGGATCGCCTACTGCGACTCTTAAGAGTTCCAAGGCGAAAGTTGGGTAAAGTTTTGACTGCACGTTTACGACTAGGGGAATACGACGAGTAACCCCGTCTATTTCCGGTGTAGCGGTTACTACTCCTAGTCCCTTTGCCTTTGACTCCAGCGTGGGTTCTGTAGGTATAATTCCTGGGTATTGATATAGCCATGGTAGTGGATCCTCTCCTAACTGGGCAGTTCCTACATGAGGATTAGTTCCAGTTACTTGTGTCGATGCTGCACTAGCAAGGACAGTTGGTCTTACTTCAAGTCTGCGTGT